GTAGAGAATTTATAAAAGAACATAAAATTGAATGTGCAGAAGACATCTATCAGACAGATAGCGTGTCTGAATATTCTTTAGAATTTATTGAATCAATCTGTGAATTAATTGGTTATCATGAAGAAGAAGAAATAGAAGACGAAGAATACGAAGATTGATACGTATTGATCCTCCTATACCTTTGTTAACACCAAAGGGCAAAGCATTAGCGCATTTTCTTATTGATTATGGGTTTGAGCACGATTTATATTGGGTTTGTTTTCAAGAAGAAACTGGTGAATGTTGGACTTGGAATAATAAAGATATAAGAGCGCAAAAGAATATTACGGCTGGTAGGATAAATATCCCGAAGGAGATTCGGGATGTGGACTTACAAAGGTGAAATCTTAGAAGATATACCAGAAGGCTATGTTGGAATGGTTTATATGATCACCAACATAGCCACTAATAAAAAGTATATCGGCAAAAAGATTTTTCATTTTACTAAAACAAAACAAGTAAAAGGTAAAAAGAAAAGATCTAAAGTTGAAAGCGACTGGAAAAATTATTATGGCTCCAACAAAGAACTCAATGAGCATGTGGAGTTGTTTGGAGTCAACAACTTTAAAAGAGAAATTCTGCATCTCTGTGTCAATAAATCTCAAATGTCTTATCTAGAATTACGAGAACAGATAGATCGTAGAGTATTGGAAACAGAAGAGTATTATAACGAATGGATCTCTGCGAAAGTTCGTAAAACAAAACACTTGACTAATCTATAAAATATAGTATAATTGGATTATTAACAATGGAGGTGTTATATGGCATGGCCACATAAGAATCGTCCTCGTAAGGGACGTAGAAAGATCGGCTCTCAGAAACGTAAGGCACGTCGCCTAAAGGGTCGTAAGCGTAAGTAATAAAATTGAAAGGTGAATAAGTATGAATAAGTTTTTCCTAACAGCAGCATTTGTTCTCGGTCTATCTGGCTCTGCATTTGCTCTGCATACCCACGATGAGACACACAACGGTAAGACTGTTGCTGTTCCTGGCGCAACTAAGAGCAATGGCGTTTACGCTCCAGCAGCGCAGTATACTCCGCACGGTCTAGTTGTGACTGCTCCTCCAGGCGCTGACGTTGATGTTGATAACGATGGTAGTGATATTTCAATTGATATTACTCCAAAGGGCAAGCGTGGCCTTCTTGGGCTTGGCGTTCTAGGTCTATAACAATGAAAAAGCTGAATCTGAATGAAGTAAAAGAATTCATTGTCAATACATCATTGTCAACTAAAATTTACATCGGTTCAGATTCAGCACGTCATCGTAAGGGTGATGTTTGGTTTGCTGAATACTGTACTGTTATAGTTGTTCACTATGATGGTAAACATGGTTGTAAAGTTTTCGGTGAGTTAGAAACCGAAAGAGATTATGACCAGAGGAAAGACAAACCACGCATGCGTCTCATGAATGAAGTAATGAGAACTGCGCAGATGTATCTTGAACTTGAAGAAGCTATTGGCGATAGACAAGTTGAAATACATCTGGACATCAACCCTAACGAAAAGCATGGTTCATCATGTGTCATTAGTGAAGCAGTAGGTTATATCAAAGGAATGTGTAACGTAGTACCTTTCGTAAAACCAAAAGCATTTGCTGCTTCTATTGCAGCTGATAGGCTGCTCGCGTAGCCTATCTTGGGGATGTAGAACAATTGGTTAGTTCCCGCTGCTCATAACAGCGTGGTTGCAGGTTCGAGTCCTGCCATCCCTACCATTTCCGAAAGGTTTTATTATGAATTGTTTGATCCCATTTTTGTGCGCATTAGTTATGAATGCGCCAGATAATAATCATAAATCTAAATATATAAATAAACATTACCAGGGTGGCGGACATAACGCCTCTTGGTATAACGACCGGAGCGGACGGACAGCATCCGGCATGCGTCATCACTATGGTGTTGCGCATAGAACTCTACCATTTGGAACAACAGTTTGCATTAGCAATCCTGCAAATGGTAGATCAGTAGAAGCCGTTGTAACCGATAGAGGGCCATTCGTCAGAGGAAGAACTATTGACGTCAATCAAAACGTGGCTCGTGCCCTTGGTTTCCGAGGAACCGCACATCTAAATTACCATCCGTGTTAAGGGTCGGTTGCACATAACAGAAAGGTAAATCCCAAAATGAAGAAGATTATTTTTGCTGCTGTGACAGCAGTAGCTATGCTTGCGATTAGCAGCACAGCTGAAGCACGTCGCTACAGCCAGAATACTCAGTATTCACATCACGAAGAGGTAGACTTTGATCCCATTGGCTCTCTCTTCGGAGGAAGTAATTGGAGTGTAACGCCACAATTCCGAGTGCATCCAAAACATGCTGTCTATCATAACAGCCGTTACCACACTTACTCTCATCATTTTTCTGGCAATATGTCAAGATCAATTGTATCTTATGGTCATATGCTTCAGAATATGGGACTGAGAGTATCCGAACATCCAGCATTCGGTGGCGTTCACCATGTTCATCATGGTCATGCGCATTATGCTGGACGTGCGATCGACGTTAATGTTGGTCGTGGCGTATATGAAGCACATTCCGGCTATGCTCATAAGTTTGATGCTATTGCAGCACGAGCAAGAGCAGCTGGCTATACAGTACTTTGGCGTGTGGCTGGTCATTTCAACCACATGCACATTCAGAAGTAATATAAGTATAAGGGAGGCAATGTCCGTGCCTCCCTTTTTATCATGGAGGCAAATTTGAATATAGAAAAAGAGGATAAGAATATAGAAATCCCTAACATTGAAGATCATCACTACCTATTATTCAACTCGATTTTTGACGCAAGTTCAACAGGCGAAGCAATAAAATTTATTCTCGCTCGTAATCTTATGAAAAAAGATCGCCCAAAATTTATCAAGATGATCATAAATTCTCCAGGCGGCGAAGTCCCTTCAGCCTTTGCGTTAATTGATACGTTAAAAGGTTCAAAGATTCCGGTGTATACATATGGACTTGGTGAAATTGCTTCTTGTGGTCTACTTACGTTCATGGCGGGAACGAAAGGACATCGTTACATTACTAGAAATACCGCAATTCTTTCCCACCAGTTCTCATGGGGAACTATTGGCAAAGAACACGAATTACATGCATCAGTAAAAGAATTTAATAACACCAGTCAACGTATTATAGATCATTATAAAAAATGCACTGGTCAGACTGAAGCGACTATCAAGAAATATCTATTACCACCAGAAGATGTTTGGTTAACGCCCAAGGAGGCAGTGAAGTATGGTATCGCAGACCAAATTGTGGATTTTTACTGAGTGGGCAGCAACCTTAATACTAATCATTGGCGTTGCTCTTACATCATGGAACATATATCCAGCTAACATATATATTAGTGCACTAGGTAATTTTTTATGGTTACTTATGGCATTGTATTGGAAAAAGTGGTCTTTGATTGTAATTCAAGTATTCATACTGTTAATATATACAGGTGGTGCAATTAAAGTTTTTATGGGAGTATAATATGGCAATTATTCGTTTTTCTACCGAGGAAGTGTTCGGTACTGATTCTCAAGAATATGAAATCCTAACAAATGCAGTAGCTAAAGTAGGCGATACACCAGGAGCAATCGTTGAGATTGGCACTCGTCGTGGTGGTTCTGCTAAGTTGATTATTGATACGCTTGTCGAGAATGGTAACTCTGATCGTTCTATGTTCTGTATTGATCCTTATGGTAATATTGAAATTGAATGCACCAATCTTAATATGACTATGCACAATCCAGACCGCCAAATCGATGGCGATAAGATGTCTAAGGAATTGACATCTCCTCAGCGTTTTGATTATGACAACACCATGCGTAATCGCACTATTCCTTCTCTGTATTTCTATGCATACCAGGCAGGTCTTAACTTTTCTTTCTTTTGTCTAGAAGATCACGAGTTCTTTAAGCGTTATGCTGATGGTGTTCCTGTTTATGACGAGTTTAAAAAGTTAGAAAATGAGTATGCATTTGTTTTCTTTGATGGTCCACATGATAATGAAACGCTACACATTGAATGTGACTTTTTCGTAAAGAGAGCGCCAGTCGGAGCAGTATACGTATTCGACGATATCTGGATGTATGATCACGATGAGATCGTAGAGAATACTTATCTGTTCCCTAATGGTTTTGAGGTTCTCGAGAAAAGCAAGATCAAGGCTTCCTACGTCAAGACTAAGTAATATAGATCCTCCAGGATTATAAATAATACATAACAATTCTGGAGGAACCATGCTAAACTTTGGTAATTATCTATCTGAATTAAAATTGACTCTTCAATATCATGACGAGTTAAATCCTAAGATTTGGAAAACCGAAGATAAGCTAAAACCAGAAGTTCGACAGGCGCTTCTGAAGTTTGCTTATACTTGGGCAGATTTTGCCAAGATACCAAAGTCAATGATCGATCATGTTATTATGACAGGCGGTAATGCCAATTATAATTACACTAGCAAATCAGACATTGATGTTCATGTTATGGTTGATCGTTCTAAACTCTTCTCGGATCCTAAATTTGTAGAAGAATATTTACAGGACAAAAAATCTTTATGGACTCTTACTCATAATGTAGATGTTTATGGTTATCCTCTTGAACCTTACGCTCAAGATAAGACTCTGAAATATCCCAAGAATCAAGGAATATACTGTTTAACAAAAGATGAATGGTTACAGAAACCTAGAAAAATTGACTACGATTTCAAAAACGATCATCTTCTGAAACAAAAAGTTTCACATTACATGCATGCAATTGATCATATGATCAACACTAAAATGAATGTTGATGCTTTCGAAAATATGAAGTCTCGTTTCAAAAACATGCGTGCTGCTTCTCTACAACAATATGGTGAATTTGGTAGAGAGAATCTTCTATTCAAAGAGTTACGTAACCGTGGGTACATAGACAAAATGAATAAATATGAAACATCACTTAAAGATAAAGAACTCTCTTTAAAATAGAGCTTTCCTTTTCCTTAAATGTAGTGTATAATACAATGACTTAAATGGAGGTTGTTATGTCAATGAGCAGCGAACTAGAATTTATGGTTGAGACAGATATGATTGAACGGGGTTATAATCCATATAATCCAGAAGAAGTCAATATGTATTGGGAGAACTATTTCAATGGCCATTGAAATCTACTCAAAGAACAATTGTTCTTTTTGCGAACAAACTAAAAAAATCCTAAAAATTCATGGTAAAGAATATGTCGAATATAAACTCGACGAAGACTTTACACGTGAGATCCTTCTTTCTAAATTTCCGGAAGCCAAGACATTTCCGGTTATTGTTGTCGATGGTTTTAATATTGGAGGTTTCGAACAACTGAAGAAATATCTCACAGAAGAAACTTCTGATAATAGAAAGATTCTATTAGAAACCAATTATTATGGAGCTTGATTGTGGTTAAGTACGTAAGAGACACCTTATTGCAAGAACTTCGTAAGAATGTCATGGCTGTTCATTTTACTAAAGTGAATGGCGAAAA